ATCAGGCTCTGTGCCTACGTTAAGTAGAACAGTAATACCTGAGGCCATTGCTGGCCAGTCTAGCTGTAGAGCGGCGAAAGCGGCTCGATGCTAGTTAAAAGGTGTGCTTGAGTTATGCTAAGTGGTAATAGCAGCATAACACACAACCTGAACCCTTGCAGAACGCAAAGGAAGTTTGGAGCATTCGCTTTGAACGCCATTTGATGAATGGTCATTCGATACTTTGCCAGCTTGCGCGGGCAAGCAAATGCAGGAGGCATGATATGGGTAATATTAATAAGGACACTGGCATAACCACCCAGAGTAAAACCTGGAGTCGGTCAGCGCCAAGTTGGTGGGTCGGCAATGCTAGCGGAAGCTACATTGCAGACTCCAAACGCCGATATAAAAACGGCGTGTCCATACCCAATTTTCATGCTAAAGTCGCAAGAGGTGAACTGCTTCCTCACACGTCGTTCAAACAGACGGAGTGGGAGTATGAGCACCTTTCTGGTAACCTTAGCCTATCCGGACATCCGAATGGCTATTGGTATACCGTTTCTAACTTTGAGGGCTATGATTTGCCCGAAGTTTGGCGGACGAGAGATTACATCGATTATGATGCTGATCCGACGTCTCCACCTCCAACGTCCATACCAGACTATTTCGTGCAACAGGCTGCCGCGAGGATTTATTCTCAAGGCTTTGATGCTTTAACGGCATCAGCTGAAGCTGCGAAAACAGTTAGTATGTTCAAGGGGGTCTCCAAACGTATGTTAGACCTTGCGAAGAACTTTTCCACGAAAAGAATGTTGCAGTTATGGCTGGAAGGCCGTTATGGATGGCGTACGCTTGCGTACGATGTCCGTGACCTACATTCAGCACTACAAGAATTTGAAGCGAAACGGGAGATCTGGACCGAAAGGGCCGGAACCTCTTATTCGACTTCGAGTTCCACTGCTACAACCTACACAACGGGTGATACGACGTCAGAGTTACAAACTGATATCGAACACACGTGGTCCCTCAGGGGATCCGTAGCCGGCTTAATTAAACCTAACAGGTTTATCGCCGACCCGCTGCTTACAGGCTGGGAACTTGTTCCTTATAGCTTTGTAGTAGACTGGGTATACGATGTAGGCACCGCTATACAAGCCCAACGATTTATGCAGCTCGCTACGTCTTGGACGGCCTCTAAAGGCTACCAATGCAACTCGACTGTTAATCGTAAGCTTACGGTGTTAAGCCCGAGGAACGGATACACATCCGCCTCTGGCTCTGTGTCTTACCGGGGAACCGGTGTAACACAGTCTCGTGGTCCAATCTCATCAATCCCAACTCTCCCGCAGGTAACCGGCCGCGCTTTGACGCCTGATCTTGCTTTAGATTTGCAAGCTCTCTCGCGTTTACGCAGTCGGTTTTAACCACTTAACGTACCAAGGAGGTACACCTTATGGCGGCAATGACTACCGTCTTGACCGTGACTGATATCCAGTCCGGTAAGTTCACGTACTCGACTTCTGGGCATACTGCTCAGAAAGCAAAGATCGTGGTGGGCAATCACCGAGTCCCGACGGGGAATCAGGTTATGGCTGAATTCAGCTTTTCCGTGCTTCACAGCACTGAAGATGATGATGGCATTATCCTTCCTCAAAAGGCCGGTATCACTGTCAGTTGTCGACAGCCCATTAATGGGCAGTCAACAGACATGGATGCTGTAGTTGCAATCGTGCGCGACATTGTCGCGTCCGATGAATTTGCAAATTCAGTATCGACCCTCGAACCGCTTAAGTCAGTCTAATGACGTACTTAGCACCAGTGCTTATTTTTATTATAGCACTTTCCGTGCCCTTTGGGTTCGGTCTCGAGAAAGCTCCCGTATGGGAGCCATTCTGTAAACTGATGACTGGAGATTTCCATGAAGAAACCCCAGATGTGTGTGTACGAGGTGACTCGACACTACATAAGTGATAATGCCCATCTGCTTAGCCCGGAACTTCGGAACCGGGTCAATGGCGCATTGCGCGCCCGGGACTTTGCGTCCCTGGCAGATGCTTCTAGTTGGGTCGACTACGCAAAGCATAATGTCGACACTGTACGAATTCTGCGTCAAGTTGGAGCCTTCTTTAAGAAGAACTCTGACTTCGCAGACGAAGAGTACTGCATCGCGCAAGCGAAAAGTACCTTTGAACGCGGCGAACGGCTCTGCCGTATCGCAAATCGTAGACTCGACTATTACTACACGCATCCCGGTCGTCTAGACCCGGATATGCGTTCATATATAGTTCGGTGCCAGTCCTACATCCGTAGGGTCCTGGGTTCGTACAGTTCCTTCGTAGAGGAAATTCCTTCTCTACTTAGGCTAACTAGTGGCGCTTCCGCGCTCACTCCTCGATCTCGTAGTTTGCCGTTTGAGAAACTTCAACGGCGAATTGCGTGCACTCCACAATGTACACCCCTCCTGGCCGCTGCGTTTAGCTATTATGGTTATTCGCGGCCGTCAGTGAAGAGTATTGCGTGGAATCGAGTCGAGTTTGTACCGAAATCCTGGAAAACCCATCGCACAATTGCGTGCGAACCTGCTGGCAACGTGCCTTTTCAATTGGCATTCGACAGCTGGGCTAAACGGGGGCTTGCCCGAAAGGGCATAAACCTTCGTAACCAGGAGAATAATCAACATCACGCTTATATAGGGTCGAAATACGGAGGCCATGCCACCGTAGACCTTTCAATGGCGTCAGATACTTTAAACTACAACACAGTTGCTTGGCTGTTGCCCGGCGACTGGTTTGAGTATCTTTCAAGAGTCCGCTCACCGCTGTTCAAATTGGACGGCGAGGTTCGGAAATACGCAAAGTTCTCCTCTATGGGGAACGGCGCGACATTTGCTCTTGAGACGTTGATTTTCGCGAGTATGCTTCATGCAGTCGGTTCGCGGACAGGCATAGCCTACGGCGACGACCTCACGGTCGAACCCGAGCTATACCCTGAACTATGCCGACTTTTGAAGTTCTTTGGCTTCATCCCAAACCTAGAGAAGTCCTACCACACAGGCCCCTTTCGGGAATCGTGTGGAAAAGACTACTTTCAGGGTGCTGATATTACACCGTTTTATCTGCGACGTACAGACGCGTGGGATCTTCCCTACGCTTGTCACAACGTTAACGGTCTTGCGGAAATATCAGAACACGGTGCACTATGGTCGTATCTTAAAACCATGGTTGGTAAGTTAAACTTACCTTTAACACCGCAGAGGGATGATACGCTTAGTGGAGTTTTCATACATCCACATATGGCGTACGGCAAGAGACTGATCCGCACCAAGCCGAAATGCAAATGGTCATTGCAGTCGCGTATTCTGCTTCAGAGAAGCAAGACGACGATCTGTGATGATTCACGTGCACTAGGCCTCTGGTTCCTTCATCGTCCTGATGAAGAAGTTGACCCCTCGGGGTTCAACGGCTTTCAGAGCTCTCGGTATACACGCAGCGGATTGAAATATCGCCGCGCGTGGACTAGCTGGTCTCCACCAGCTAAGGGCTTCTCGGACCACCTCTTCGGGTGGACTGAGTATCTTACTTCGC